CCACCATGGTGAATCATCGATTTAGCTAACATCCAGCCTTCATATTTTTTTATCATCTCTCTCCTCCATTTAATTTTATTTAATTCCTTCTTTCTTCATCTGATGACTTCTCATAATCGCCCGAACACATATTGGAATATGCTCTCGGGATAGCGTGTTTAAAACCTCAACTTCTACCGGACGAAGTTTATCAAGCAACCTTTGCGCTTCCATAGGCAAAGTTTGTAATCCAAAATAATTACAAAGCTTCGAAGCAAAAGCATAAATCGTTGGCCTACGAGCAGCAGATCTTACCCGATGATTAAAAATATCATGTGGATTTTTCGATGTCCGCATTTTTCCCCAGAAGATTCGCCCGTAAATCATTCCTAAAAAATCTTCCAAAATAGCTTCATCTTCACTCTTCAACATAACACAACACCTCCCATAAGGGTTCTCCTATATATTTTTTGCTCTCTTCTATCTTTTTGTCCCACCCGCCAATAATCGCTTTTTTATAAGTAAACATTGTATAACCTCCTGTAATCAATTGAGTCTTGCTTGCCTTTTTCTTCCGCAAGAATTTTATCAAATCATCCATTTCTTTAGCAACTTCCAAATCTACAGATACTACATCTGCAAAATCCGTAAGAATATAATACTTATCCCGATTAAAATTAACATACTGAAGCCCAGAGAGAAAACCTTGCTTCTTAAACGACTTTGTAATATAAAAAGCAAAAGGAATTTCAGGAGGATTCAAGATATGAAGTAAGCACTCACTTCTTTTTAAAAACACTATCTCTTTCTCTGTAGCTAACCAGCAATGCTTCCTGAAATTCTGATCCTTCATAAAAGCATAACAGTAAGGGCAAAGTAGGTTTCCGAATTTAAGGTAAGAAAATCCTGTAAAATTCTCTGAGAGGGAAAATTTGTATCCAATATCTGTTTCCTTCCCACAAATACAACAGAATCCTTTCTGATTTCCCGGTTCAGGACTTTTAACACATAGTTCAGGGATAGTCATTTTTCTCTCCCTAAATTTTGCGTCAACTTTTGCGTCGCTTTTGCGTCAACTCGACTATTTATCTCTTTTAACAATAATTATACTTCTCTTCTGTCTACCAAATTTCTTTGCCAAGTTATGTTAAGACTTTAAGCACTTTTTGCTCATTAACCTCAATTTCGTTAAAAAAAATAAGTTTCCAACCAAAATCGTTAAATACTTTTTCCCGTTTCTTTTTCCATTCTTCAATACTCATATTATTTCTTTCTTTAAAGTATCTAGCATAGACCTCAATTGCTATCTCTTTCCCCATTAGTATTTATAAAATCTGGATTATATGTTTTTATAATGAATGAACCATCGCCAACAAATTTGTAAGGAAGATTATATTTATTTATTATTTCCTGGAATTTTTTTTCCAATGAGCTTGGAATTCTTCTTCGCAAAGATTTTTTGATATGTTCTTTTGTCAATATTTTACCCTTATGAGCCATACTTATTTTCTTTCTCGTAGTTTCTGTATGTTTTTTACCATAAAGAGGATGATTTTTCTTATCTTTCAACCTTTCTCGTGCAATTTCACTCAATTTCTTTTTAGTTTCAATTGAATGAGATTTTCCTTTAATCCAAGGAATTTGTCCTTTATGTGCTTCAGATTTTTTTTTTCTGAACTCAATAGACATTTTCCTTCCCTTATTCCAAGGAATATAGCCTTTATGGTTCATACTCATAGCTCTTTTGCTTGCTGCTGAATGATGTTTTCCCAGCATCGGAGGTAATTGTTCTGCTCGTTTTTCTCGAATTTTTTCTTTAGTTTTTTCAGATAGTTTTCTACCTCTTAAAGCTTCACTTACTTTCCTATTATGCTCTATTGTGTGTTTATATTTCCCTGTTGGCATTTACTTCTCCTTTAAAATTATTACTCTCCGTTTCTGTCGTCCAAATTTCTTCGCTAGGCGTAGGTTTCTCATAAAAATATCCACGCCATTTCTAACTTTCGAACCCATTTTATCCTGGACTTCAAATTCAATGTAGATTTTATCTCCATATTTGATTCCATATTTTTCCATTAAATCACGACTGATAGCTACAAATCTTAACTGCTCTAAATCTTTGGGAGTTGCAAATTTCCCGATGCCATTTTGGAATGGGTCGCCCACAGTAATGTGAGGACTTGGAGAGTATGCAGTGATGTCTACTTCTAAAATTTTAAATTCTTGCCCCTCTATTGGATAATTTAGAGAAGTCAATTTTGATAGCTGAAAAATTATAAACACCAAAATGGTAAATACCATAATTAACAAGCCGAAGATCATTTGCAGATACAAATTATTCATTTTGTCATCCTCCTTATCGCTTTTCTCCTTTCTTTTTTTCAAATCTCCTTAATTCTTTTTCACTGTCTGCTTAACAATTTTATCCATAACCTCATTTCTAATATGAAGAGCTTCAGCATACTCAACAACCCTTTCATAAAACTCTTCAGTCTTCTCGTAAAAACGAGCTTCTTTTTGCGGATCACCAATACCCGCATTGTTAATATATAACGCTATTTTAATCATCATTTTAGATTATTCCTTTCTTTTTTTTTCTCTTCTTTCTTTTTTTCCTTTATAGGAAGGTATGAATCATTTCTCATCCCTCCTATACTAAACAGACTATATATTGGTTTAATTGTTATAAACTTGTGAAGATTTATTCTCATTTTTTACCTCCTATCCAGTTTATTATAATTAACCCTGCGAGCAATGCTCTCCCTGTGATAAATGCACAGATAGACAGTATCTTACACACTGCCCAATTATTCATAACTCTCTGGATGAGCTCTGCGTGTTTCTCCAGGTTAATTAGTATTATCGGTCTCATTTTTACCTCCTTTCCAACTTCTCTTTTTAACAATCCTCGTCGTCGGATGAATCCACATTTGGATTTGAAGGTTCTCGTGGTGGGTCTGCAGCTCCAGGTGGTATCATCTTATACTTCCTTCTTTCTTTATTCATTTCTTTACCTCCTTTCTCTTAGCCGCAATAAACCCGCAATAAACCCGCAATAGATACGAGACAAAGTGTTAGATAAAGCTTGTCTTATAAGATATTTAATAATTTTCATTATATTACCTCCTTTTATAAGGAAAATGCTTCTCAACTCCCTTCCAGAATTCTTTTGAAGCTTCATCAAGAGAAATTCCTTTTTTAATTTTAACTTTCCCTGTTTTAAGATTGATTTCAACTGGACCGCATATAAGGAATTGGGTAATTTCAAAATAGTTATAGCTTTATCTGATATACTTTTAGCGCTAACTGTTAAATTTTTTCCTTTCATTGTTATATTTATCTCCTTTCTCTTATTAAGTGTTGCTTTTGTCTTCTTCCTCTCTCGTTTTCTTTAAGGAAGCAATCGATATGATCAAAAAGAGAAACTATTTCCTTGCCGCAATAAATACAAGATAGAGTTCGTCTTATAGGATATTTAATAATTTTCATTATATCACCTCCCTTTCTGGGCATTCTAATTTATGCTCATCAATGCAATCAATGCAAAACCAATTTAAACAAAACTCACACTGTCTAAGTTCTACATCTTCTTTGCCACAGTTAGGGCATTTATTTATCTTCTTTGTCATATTAAATCTTGCTTTCATTCTTTTTTACCCCTTTTTATCTCTTCTTTTGTCCAGTATTTTCTTCACAGTTTGTAGTAAGAAGATAACAAATGTTGTCATAATCCACACTCCAATAATAACAAATGAAAAAGTTAACATCCTTTCCAATATTCTTTCTATCATTTTATTTCCTCCTTATACCACTCATCTCCTTTTATCTTTTTAATTAACTCATCAAGACTATGCACTAATATATAATTCCCCCCGTGCGATTCTATTTTCTTTTGGAAGTCCTTTTGATACTCGCTCTGTTTGCCCTTTTTTGTTTTCACCTCTATAAAAAAAACTTTACCTTTCTTAATCGCTATTATGTCACAGATTCCTCTATATGAGCCGAGGGATTGAAGGATAGGGAATGCAAACCAACCAGTCCAAGAGAGATATTCTCTTATTTGATACTTAATGCCCGTCTCTGTTAATTTAATTTTTTCTTTCTTCATATTTCATCCTCCTTGCTCTTCTATAATTTCCATATTTTCCCTCTCTAATACATCGTCATATGCTTCACTATTAGATTGCCAAGCTACAGGAATCAAGTTCACTATATCTTGAAAAGTTGGCGCCTTTCTTTGGCCAATGAGTCCTTCCATCAACAATTCAGGATGTGCAAATTCGTGGGTGTATACAGGTCTTCCTAATGACTTTTCCACTGCCTCGTGAAAAACATCGAAGGGCATACATAACAATCTTTGGGACAGTTGGAATATCGCTCTCTCACGGTAAGTTAACCGTTTCCAAAATCCACTGCAAGCTAACTTAATTGCCTTTTTTTTTGGTTATTCTTACACTCCCTTCTTCTTTCTTTCTATCTGTCATTATATTTCCCCTAATCATCAGGATAAGATTTTCTATAAACTTTTTCTATATCCTCTCGCACTAAATCATCATTTTCTACTCCTGGTCCATACCAGGGTATCTCTTCTTTCAATGGCAAACCAAAAACTCTGGTAATTTTTCTTTTCGGAGTATGAGAGGAATTAATCTTTTTAGAGATAGGTTCAGGAATTGGTTTCCAGCCTGCTCTTCTCATTTTCTCCTTTAAATTATGGTAAGTATTTTCCGCTTCAGGTAAGTTGCGGAATATAATGAGAAGAGAGTTA